AAATTATCATAAATAGTATTAATCATTTCAATATTATTTTTAATAATTAATTGAAATGGTAAAATATCAGTTACTTTAATATTACTAATTTTGTACTTAGTAATCCACATTTTAGCATCGTGAGATTTTGATTCAAAATTTTTTGAAATCAATCTAAATCGAGTAGGTTGTGCACCAGAATAAGAATATGCATCGTTACCAATATAATATAAACATATATTACCATATGGTAACATTTGTTTATTGTCATAATACATATCCATATTCTTATATTTAGTATTAAAAATATCTAATTCATTACCGCTATTTTTATGATATTCAGGATTGAATGTCGAAAATTCATAAATATTTCTAATTAGTTTTAAATTACTTTCAAATACAATAAAGTTATAATTTTTAGCAAGTCCTGATCCAGATGAATCATGATTTAATCTATATAACTCACAAACATCTCTACAAAATTTATATTTATTGTGTTGAGTTCTAATCCTTGAAAGATAATAAGAATAAATATATCTACCAATATTTAAATATTCTACTCTAATTATATTTTTACTATCATTAAAATATTTTTCATTTTCATCAAAGTCTATATCATCAGTTTCATTACTGGCTTTAGCAAATCGTTTATGATTAATAAATAATGAACTATAGTACGAGTGTCTATTGTTATTATAAATATTTGTATAATCATCTAACTTATCTAAATCTTCATCAGTTAATACTAGATTAGGGTATTCTTTGACTCTAACTAGAATAACATCTGAATATATACTTTGATATGCCTTATTATCATGTGAATTAAAAGGCTCTTTTTGAATATAGTTAAGAATTGCTGTTTTAATAACATCAGTATCTTGATTAGAATATAATCTAGTTATATAGTTATTAATTTGAACATCATTCAACCTATTAGGCTTAGTATTTGGAAATTTAAATCCAAAATATTTAGTATTTTGAATTCTAGAGTCCAAATTTTCACAAAATGATTCATAATAAGCATTTAAGGAATCAAACAATTTGTCTGAATTTTCTCTTTCTAATTTCCCGTCTCTAATGAGAGAGTTAATAGTTGAATGCATTTGTATATGATTACTTTCATTAATAAATGAAAAGTCGATATCACATTCTCTATTAGTAGTAGTTTCAGTAGATCCTGTTTCAGGAGTTTCAGTTACTTCTACTGGAATATCAATATCTGTATCATTATCTGTTTCAACTGTATTGAGTAAGTTATCTAACAAATCTTCAGTTTCCTGATCAATATTACTAGCATAACTTATATCACTATCATAATCCACAACACCACCAACACCAATAATCTCTTCACTAGAAGAGGAAGTATCAAAAATAGTATTATTATCCATAATAATTAACAATTAAAATATATTATTAAGTATTAAAAATTAAAAAAATCAATTTTTTTATAACGTTATTCTTCAATTACCTGAAATGTTAAATCATAATCATAGAAGAATTTATTAATAAATTTATTATCAGTTTGCCATTCTTCTGGTGCTATAATTGAAAAAAATTTATGTCCATCTGGTTTTAAATATAAATAATATGTTTTACCAGGTATTTTCTTAAAATTACAATCTATATCTTCTAAATGATCACAATTTATTGATTCTAGACATAAATTATTTATTTCATTTTGAATAGATTCCATTTGTTTTAGAAGAACTTTTATTTTACCATAGTTATTTGAATTTCTTTGAATTGCTTTAATCATTTTATGTTGTTGTAGTTCCTCAATATTTGGAACACGGATTAATTGATTTAAATGTTCATTACTAATATTTGATAAAGTCATTATATATGATATTACATATCATTTTAAGTAGTTTTTATTATCCTAATTTAATTTTATTAATTTTATTAATTTTATTAATTTTATTAATTTAATATTTTTATCATGCATTTTATTAATTTTATTAATTTTATATATTTTAATCTTATATAATGCCAACTAGAGTAAAACATACTAAAAAATATAAATTTAAAAATAAGAGTACATATGTTTGTAATGAAAATTATAGAAGAGATAAGCGTTTAAAATATAGATGTAAAGAAAGGTCAGATTTAAATAGAAGGAATTTAAAAAGTTTTAATACATTGGAAGAATGTATATTTTCAGAAGAATGTGGAATTCCAAAATTCACTCCTGAGCTCCCTAAACGACCTCCTCCCGTTAGAACATCGAAAAATTTAATTAAAATAAAAAACGAACTTTTAAAAAATAAAACAATTACTTTTAAAAAACCTTGGTATCAATTAAATAATAATACTATTAACTCAACAAAAGAAGGTACATTAACAATAATTAACAATTTTACTGCAGAAACACGTAATTCTACTTTTGAAAACTATAGAATACAGAATACAAAACAAGAAGAGCTATTATTTTTAACTAAAAAATTTGCTAATAAAGTTTCAAAACATGGTAAGATTAGACCAATATTATTATTTTTAACAGGTAAAGTTGGTATTGGAAAAACTCATTTATCAGTATCTATTGCTAAAGAGGTAGTAAAGAATGGAAGAAATGTAATTTTTATAAATGCTAATGAAATATATAATATCACTTCAATCATAGTAAGAAAGTATAAAATGGGTTTTGATATTGAAGTACATAAATATTTTAATGATTTAATTAATAAATTAGATTATGATTTAATAATTATTGATGATATTCAAAAAGAGCATGATATTGCATATCGTTTATGTAAGAATCTTTTTATCAACCATTGTGTTGATAAAAATATATCTTTATTAATTACTGCTAATATCAATTTAGAATATCTTTTAGAACAAGTAGGATTAGAATATAGAGTTAATTTCAATAATTATTTATTATATGATAGTGATATTGATGAAAGTTTAAGAATACCCTGGACAGATAGTATTATTGGTTTAGATAAAACTACTCTATTTCAATTATTAAATGATTATGATAATCCTAATCAAAGTTCTGGCATTATTATTGAAGAATCATCTATAGATAAACCAAATCTACTTGAAGATTATGAAGAAGATTTTACAAAAATAAGTAGCAAAAAATTAAATGTTAAATTAATTAAATCTTTATTGTTATCAAATAAAAGATATACTAATAATTATTATGGTAATAAATTACTGGGGTATGATTTAGTGATAGAAAGATTATACTTAAATAAAGATACTAGATACACTGAAATAGAACATTTAATAAAATTAATAAATCAAATGCATGATAAAAATATTAAATTAATCTTGATTGTACCATCAATAGATATATTAAGACAACAACTTAGTGAAAAATTAAAAGTTGGTGTTACTATGTATAAACTAAGAACTTATGAAAGAATTAAACTTCTATTACCTGGACTTATTTCTACTACTGATATTAATTTAATAAATTCTAATGTTAAAAATTCTTTACAAAAAAGACAAACAAGAATTAAGGGTAAAAAAAATATATACACTTCTTTATTAAATACTATTCAAAAATATAAAACTACTAAAGTTAATGTAATTCAAAAAATAAATATATTTGTAAAATCAAAATTAGAAAATGAAAAACTTTTATTTTTAATCGGAGAAAGTCATGATAGAGAAATTGCAGATGGTATTTCAAAACAAAAACTTATAATAGATAACATTTTAAAAAATATAAATTTAACTGAAGAAAATAAAAAAAAAATATTAGTATATCATGAATTACCTCAAAATTTATGTAAAGTGCAAAATAAAACTAATAAATTAAATACAGTATGTGAATATATAATACCATATATTAAGCATTATGGTATAGGTGTTACTTTATCAAAGGGAGTTAGAAATAACTCCTATAATTCATCTTTAGTTGAACAAAATAAAGTATTTATTAAAGAATTAAACGATATATTTGAACACCAATCATATGAATATATTATTTGTATATTTGGAGGCAATCATATAAAATATTTACATGACTATTATAATAACAAAACTATAAATGGATTTACAATCAAATCTAGTAAATATAATTCTTCTAATGAAGATACTCTTATCAAGATAATTAATTTTGATAAAAAAAAAGGTATTCATAGTAGAACTCTAAATGGTTTAAAAAATAATCCATATTTTGATTTTAATGATGATAATTTATAAACTAGGAATAAATTGCCAGTTTAATTCTTTACATATGCTCTTCCAAATAACATCTTGCTGATGTAATTTAGTTCTAGACTTCAATAATTGGAAACAATTTAAGTATTCATCTAACTCTAATAATTCAAAGAATTTATAAACAACGTAATTATATGATAAGAAATTCTTTCTATTATTAGGACAATATTTTACAAAAGGTATTTGAATACTTTTGAACATATTACGAATGATCTCTTCAATTTCTGGAGCAATAACTGGTGCGGGTAAACCGTTGAGTTGATTTATTATATAAGGTATATGTTCATAATAATCGTTTCTTTTAATTTTTCTCAATATCAATCTCATTTTATCCGGAGTTATTTCTGCCATATTTTCTATTCTTTCCTTTTTAATTTCCACTAAAATCTCATTATATATTTCATCTGGTATCTCTGTAGTTTCCTTAGCCTGGAATTGTGCCAAAAATTCATTAAGATGATTAATTCTTTTATAACAGAATGAAGTTTGTTCTTTTGGTGGATCTTTATAACTTGGTTTGTCACTATTAATAATTATATTTTCTACGATACCACATTTAGGACAAATCAAAATACCTGCATTTTGGTTTAATAACATTTCTACATGACATTTTACACATGAATTAATATTACTATCTTCATCATTTATTTCAATAATAAAATTCTTATCTATTGATTTCATGTAATCATTATATAATTTTGATTTGGATTTTTGAGTATTTTCCTGTTTTGTAATTTCATTAGTACCATTATTACCATTATTATCAATATTATCAGCATTATCACTATTATTATCATTGTTGATACTATCATTTATTGATGTTACATCATTTAATCCTCCAAAAATATCATTACTTTTTGATACATTTTTAGATACTTTTTGTTTTTCAGTTTTTTTATTTTTCTTTTTGGTTGTTTTATCTTTAGTATTTGTAGAATCAATAGAATCTTCTTTATGATGACTAAACCAGTCCATAACAGTTTTTTTTTTACCAGAATTATTAGCTACATAGTATTCAGTCACTTTATTAGAACTATTTTTTTCATTTTCTTGAACTTTATAATATTCACTTAATATTTTACTAGTTTTTAACATATATTTATTTTCTTCCTCATTTTTTTTTAAACTGACTATATTTTCTTCTAATTCCTTTTTTTTTTCTTCTAAATTCCAAATTTTATTTTCAAATTCTAAATCTATAATCAAATTCTTATTTGATTCTATTCTCAAATCATTAATTTGAATATTTAATGATTCTATTTCAGATTCTAATTCTGGAATAGAATTAGATTTATTCTTAAACTCATCAATAATGTCTTGATGTTTGGCATCAATAGTTTGTTTAGTATTAATATTTAAACGACTTTTATTCTTTGCCTTAAATGCCATTAAGAGATAAATATAATAATTATTTTTAAAAAATCTTTAAATTTATAATAAAGATATTATTTTAATTATTTTTTATATAAATATTAATACATCCCTAAAATATTAATAAATTAGGTATATTTAATAACAAATAATAAAGACAAAAAATAAATAATTTGAATCGTTTTTTAGAATAAAAAATATCCTCATTATTTATAAATATTATGAGTGGAGGTCTCATGCAGTTAGTAGCATATGGTTCACAAGATGTGTATTTAACAGGAAACCCTCAAATAACCTTTTTTAAAGTAGTATATAGAAGACATACAAATTTTTCGATAGAATCAGTACAACAACAATTTAATCAAAATGCTAATTTTGGTAGTACAGTAAGTACTACTATAGCAAGAAATGGTGATTTAATATACAAAATGTATGTTCAAGTTACTATTCCATCAGTTCCTGCAGGTATTGGTGATGATTCTGAGTTTAGATGGTTAAATTGGTTAGGTCACATTTTAATTGATTATGTAAAAATAGAAATTGGTGGTCAAACAATTGATACTCATTATGGACACTGGCTTCACGTTTGGAATGAACTAACACAAACTGCTGGACATCAGGCTGGTTATGCTAATTTAGTTGGTAATGTTCCTAAATTAGTTCAAGCTAGTGCTGGTGATGTTCCATCAGTTGTTCTCTATATACCTTTACAATTCTGGTTTTGTAGGAATCCTGGTTTAGCTTTACCATTAATTGCTTTACAATATCATGATATTAAAATTAATGTAGCTTTTAATGACAGAAGTAAGTGTTATTATCAATCAAATAGTAGTAGAGTCCCAAGTGATTTTGTTAGTGCCTGTTTATATGTAGATTACATATATTTAGATACAGAAGAAAGACGTAGATTTGCTCAATCAAGTCATGAATATTTAATTGAACAATTACAATATACAGGAGGAGAAGGAGTTAATCTCACTTCTACAAGTGAAAATATTAAATTACCATTTAATCATCCAGTTAAAGAGTTAATTTGGACAGTACAAAAGGATGCTCATATTAATTCTACAACAATGAGTGATTATAAAGGTC